CTTAATTGTGCAACCGGATCATTACCAAAACCAGATGTAACTTCTCTCTCTTCTTTTAAGAATTCTTCCATCATCTCTGCGATTAACACAGCTTTTCTGGCTTCGATTCTCTGTTGCATTTGTTGTAATTGCATCTGCATCTGAGGATTCTGTGCCATCATCTGCATTTGTGGTAACTCGTCTCTAAACTCTAATTCAATCTGCTCTTGTGCCATCAAACTAATATGTTCAAAAATATTTTTCTCCATTGCAGCTGTAACCATCGGATTATTTCTAGCAATGTTTGTTGCCATAAAATTTAAATGCGAAGTTATGTGAGCTCTATGATCTTGACCAGGAAAAGCTTGAAAAGGTTTTCCAGATAGCGCCATAATATTTTCTAAACTTGGATCTAGTGGCGCTGGTGGTTGTGGTTTTAATAATATTTGATCTATATCTTTTACACCCAAAGCTTCGTACATATTTCTATACGCATTGTACATATTATGCATTTGTGGATTTGATGTTGCCAGTTGCAACTCTGTTTGCGCAAGTGAGATACGCTGAGTTTGTGAAAAGATGTTGGGATCAGCAACTGGCACAATATCTACCCGATCATCAAAGTCTTGTTGTTTAATCATTCTTTGACCCCCAACTACGTCGTACGGATATTCCGGCGGTAGATATAACTTGAAAACTCTTGCTAATAATTTGAATTCTTTTTTCAAAGATGAATAAATTCTTTTGTGTATCGCTGACATTGTTCTGCTGCCTCTTTCAAGTAAAGCAACCGTCGTTCCTACTGCAGCTTGTTGATTACCATCACCAACTTGTAGATCTGCAATCGATGCAAATCTTTGACCTGCTTGTACAACAATGCCCATTAACGATAATAAAGTTTGAGATGGTTCTTTGAATGGCAACATCATAAA